TGCATAAACATGTAAGTCATCAGATACAGAAGCATACACAAATAAGTCTACATTTTCAAATGCAAATTTTCCTGATATATCCATATCATTAGTCACTTGCATTGCAGAGGCGCCATTTATAAACTTATGCGTTCCTGAAAATGCACCGAATACCCTAGTGTCTAAAACATAAACAATCGGACCTACATTGTTTCCGCTGTTATTCATCCAGACATTATTCCTTACGGCATTTGCAATACTGAATTTACCATAATTGGTATTATAAGTAGAAATTAAAACATTACCATCCATCCAAGCAAGATCTATAGATGAAGATCCTTGGATATAAGATACTGAGATTGCTGTTCCTCGTCCCCAGATGAAAGCTCCAATAAATACAGAGTTATAGGCTATGAGTTGATAAGGTGGATTAACTGCAAATTCTGTAACCCCCTGTTGTATAAAAATACTACCAGTTGTTTGAATCCCGATTGAATTTAAAACCATTCCGCCCATAGATTCATCCGAAACAAAAAAGCTCTTTGTTCCTAAATTAAAAACTACCTTATGTTCTACTATATCAAAAGCACCAAAATTCTGCGACCCTGCACTTGAATAAGATGTTTCTATCCAATCCACACCACTTCTGACAATCGGAATTACTCTGTAGGTATAATTTACACCATCTCCATTAGACGGCAAAGAGCCAGAGTTCATGGTTGAAACTCTTATAAACTTGCCAACATAAGCTCCGGGTGTCCATGTCTTACCTGTACATGTATGTATATTAGAATCAATATCTATATTATTGTCAAAAGTTCCACTGTCAAGCACTGTAAATCTATCAGCTAAAACAGAGTTGGGTTTTATTCTTAATCTTCCGCCAAAAGTTACTCCTTTAAAAACTTTCTCCTCAATAACTATGTCATCTAAAGCACTCCAATCATATATTCCATCCATCGCAATTATTGTAACTTCAACACCAACAATAAAAACACTTAAATCATGAAGAACTCTTTGAATTGAAAAATATGGAAGTAATAAAGTTCCATCTCCAGTGGTGTCGCTTCCAGTAGGTGAAATATATATTGATTTTGCAACTAATTCTCTTCCGCCCAGATAAGCATCTGTACGGTCTAAGCATTTTTGAGTAGTGTCATCTGTAGGAAGAAAAAATCCGGTAAACCCCGACGGGTCTATATTCCACAACCCTTTTTCGACATCAGTTACCAACCGATGATTTGCATCATCTGAAAGATCAGAAAGAGCGATCGGAATATCAGAAGTTAAAGCTATAGTCCCACTTGAATCAGGCGTGGTTAATGTTCTAGTTTGACCGGAGGTTATGACCGACGCATCAAACTTTATTATCTTAGTCCCATCGGCTGTATTTTGAATACCAAAATTACCATCTTTTAAAATATCTGGATATGCAGACATATAAGACCATGTTACTCCGTCAGAATAATACATCCCTGCGGGGTTGCGATTAAAAGGCCATAAACCTGTCGCTGTCTTAACAACATATATCAACCCTGCGTTTAAAGATGGATCTGGCAAGTCTGCGAAGGTGTCAACCAGAGGATATGAAGAACCTCCACCTCCACCACCCTTTTTCTTCCATGTCATATCATGACCTCTTTAACTCAATATCAAAATCTACACCGCCCGCATGATTTATAATCGTAAAATATGAAAACTCACCATCATATACCTCTTCTGGCAAGATGGGAATTGTTACTGGTGGAACTGTATTTAGTACAACTGTCATTGGGACAGTTGTACTGTTGTTTTTTATTGACAGTCCTTCTAGCGGTATAGATGAAGTATATGGGTAACTATCTGTTTCATCTATAAAGTCATGTGTAAATAAATTATTTATTCTCATAAATACAACCTCTATTTTTCTTTAGTTTTAATAAACCTACTCCATAAAATAAGTTTATTAAAACATCTCTCTCCCTTTCCAGAGAGAGAGATAATCTTAATTTTGTATTACTTACTAGTTATGCACCTTTGTTATAGCTAAAGGATTCCCATAACCAGCGTTCATTCTTGCTGTTGAAAAATACTTTATAAACTTTTTATCTTTATCATCTTTAAAATCAAACTTCGGTACAGCCCTTGTCTGGTAAATAAAAGGCTTCATCGGTGCGTTTGTGTTTACTAAGTACCAATGATTATTTGATGCAGGTAGATAATCATTGACAACAATTTCAAAAGTATCTTTGAAAATGTTTGTTTGAGTCACTCCCGCAATAACTATATCTACTGAATTTCTAACAGCTTTAAATAACCATTCGAGGTGAGGAGGTATGATCACAGACCATTTTGGGTTATAGTTAAAAGGGTCTCCATTCTTAGCCATGTACGCTCGCATTGCTGTAGTAGCACCCGCAAGGTCGGCGGTAAGAAGAGCGATCGTAATACCTGTCCCGGTGTAAAGATTGCTTATGGTAGTTCCCACCATCTGTAGAGCTGGTCTACTTGTTTCAAAGAAATCAAGACCGTCGAATGCGTGTCCGACTTCTCCATTCTCAAGAAGAGCTGTAATAAGCTTGTCGGGAAAGTTAGTCCATGAATTAAGAGAAAAGTTAATCTCTCTTTCTACATCATTACCCAGAGTCTTCTTTGAGTCTTCTAAAGTATTCCGGTCAACCTGAAAGCCGTTCTGCCAGTCTTTGTTTTTAATCTCATAATCAAAGTCCTCTATGAAAGAAAAATCAACTTCATCAAGCCATTCTTTTATTGCCCCGAAGTGATTAAACAAAACATAAGTTTCTTTATTGGAATCACTTGTAGTTGTATCAAAAAATGGGGCCATCATTGAGGCTTGGACAGTGGCAAGGCCTCTTAGAAACTTCGCATTTATTCCCTTGAGTAAAACTGTCGGGGAATTATACATCTTTTTTATTATCATATTGCTGATAATAAAAAAGTATAGTCTGAACATTATAGTGAACATTCTCATTTTTTTATCCTCCTAGTATTTTCTTACGACTGCGCGGTAAGTTCCCGCAAGTCCTGTTGCATCTGCTGATGCAGTTCCAAGAATCAAATCAGCGGCACCCATTGGCCTGAACGCTTTCCCGTTTGTTCCACCGTTTGTTCCGATTGTTTTAAGTCCAGTAACCGCACCGTTAAGCGTAACACCGTCAAGGAGGACGTCGCTACTTGCAACAGTACCGATCCCGAAGTCACCAGTTGCCGCGCCTGTGGAAGCTGTATCTATATCGAACGCGAAGGACTCAACAATCGCATCTGCTAGAAACGGGTTAGCAATCGAACAAATCCCGCCTGCCGCATTTGTAGCCGGAGCGGCAAGAGCTCCAGAAAGCACAACCAGATCAACGTCAGGATAAAGAGGATAAAATTTATTAAGATCTACCCATGCTCTGGACGCAGAATAAAATCCAACTATAGTCCCGACTAATACGGCGTCAGTATCAGCGACATAACAGTCGTTATTGTTTTTAGCGTACGCAAGTTTTCCAACATCCGCTTGGGTAAGAACATCGGAAAAGTTCAAAAGAAATCTTCCCTGCAACCAGACTTGACGCACAGTCTTGTCACCTGCTTCTGCTGATGCGGAATCTCCTGCGATAGACCCGTCCGCTGTTGTTGCCGCCGGGGTTGTGTTGGCCGAGTCATCCGCTACTATACCAGCGACTCGAAGAGTAGTTATATTTCCTATAACCGGGTTTTTCAAAAGACCGTCTGACCCGATCCCGACAATTGAATTCTGGAGAATAATTTCTCCAGAATCAACCGGGAAAGAATAAAGGATGTCGGTATTTTTTTTATTAAGAACATTGTTTGCTGTTAATGCTGACATTTATTTGTCCTCCTTCAATGATTCTAAAAATTTCTGGGCAAGCTTCATGTCTTCAGGTTTTTCAAGATCATAACCCGCGTCAAGAAGGATTGCCTTGTTCTCTTCTGAAATATCAAAAGTCTTTTCAGAATTAGCAATAGTCATTTGCTGAATGTTCGTCTTTACTTTAGGGATAAGAGAAAGTTCTTTTAAAACTTCTTCTTTTTTCTCGATGTACTGAGCTACTTTAAAATCTTTCATCGCCGGGTGATACTGACCATCTTTAATGGCAAGGTCGATTACTCCTGATGCTTCACTCTTGATCGTTTCTTTTTGAATCGCTTCAAGGGCTTCCATCGCCTTCTGCTTCTCATCTTTCATGACAGTAAGCTCATCTGTTGCCGTCTGTAAAGCTCCCTTCATCTTTTCAAGTTCTATCTTTAACTCTTCTATTGTTGCCCCTGAATTTATCAGTTCATCAATTTTCGCCAGTATAGACGAATCGTTTGCGGCAAGATCAAGCTTCATCTTCCCAGCGATTAGTTCTCTAAGATCCATGTTGAATCCTCCTTGTTTTATTTTAGGCTCTTTCTCCCCTTTAGCAGATAGAGCAATTTGATTTTGAATTTTGTCAAGCACCAATAAAGCTGGGCTATTGACAAGCGACACCGTATACACAACATTCTGAAAGGATTTACCATTCGAATCTGCCGCGTCTGTAAATGTCGGGGATAAGTAAGTATAAGTACCGTCTTTGAGCAATTTTTTCCCTTCGTCATTTAGAACGAGGAACATTTCAAGCCCTTTGTCCGTTACTCTCATATCTGTGAACTCTCCGTATCTCTCATTGAATTCATGTCCTTTGTCAAGATACGGTTTTTTAAATGTGCTGTTTTCCCACCATTCTTTAACTGTCCCGAAAAACTTATCGTTGCAATCAAGAATCAATTCATACTTATTTATATAATGTTTCCCGCGAGGGAAGACCATTACCCAGCCCGAACCATTGCCAGTTATTAAATCTAATATTTTCATATTATAAAGTCCCCCTTTAATTTATATGGAACAAGATTACATCTGCAGAGCATCAAGCCCCCCGCGCAATCTGGATTAACTCTACAGCCTTTTATCAATAACCCTTGCTCTTTCGCTTCGTCCAATGTCATAACAGACCCGGTCAATGCCGCGCAATTATTGCATAAGTTCATATCCATTATTGAATTATAAAAATACAATTCAATTTTCTCGCTGTTCTGAGATATCGCCTCACCTCTTCCGTCAAGATACCCATCAACAGTCTTACTAATCAACGTCCTTCTGTCTGTTTTAAATCCTTCCTCAAAATTTTTAGATATAATGTATTCTGTCGCAGATCCTTTTGTTTTTTCCCACTCGGAGTCAATCACATCTTCAACGACTGTTTTAATGTTAAAGATAAGCCGACCCGCGAATCTCTCAATTGATTGCGACGAAGTTTTAACAACGTCTCCGACTTTAGGAGCTGATAAAGCAAGAGATTTATTATTAGATATTTTCTGCATCTCTTTTAAAATTGCGCCTTCCCCGACTCCGTAACTATCTCTATACAGCTTGTTTAATCTGTTGCTCAACTCAACATCGTACTTAATCGCCACCTCTGCCCCGGAATCTATCTGTTTGGCAATATACATTATATATTTATTTACAACATCACTTATTATGGCCTCAGCTTCACCCTGAATGTTTTTATAAATATCCTCGGTTTCTTTAACATCAAATATCTTCCTTACGTTTCCAAGATAATCGCTTGATGATAATTTTATTGCTCCGAATTTCATCCCGCTAAAATTCTTTATTGTCTTGTCTTCAATGCTTAACCCGGTTTTATTAACAGTTGTTACATTGTTGACATTCTTTGGGGGGGTGATCGAGTTAACAACTTCCACTCCATTTATAAGTTCTTTTTCTGGCAGGTTAAACAGGCCTCTTATAAACTGTTCATCCCCAGCCTGTTTGACAATTATGTTGCTGGTGAAGAAACTATTAAGCGCTTGCGCCGCTCCTACTATATCAGTCTGGTTCATTGAGTTAAATTTAAATTTAGGATACTCCTTCAACCCGCTTAAATAAGATATATCAATAATCTCCTCTAGCAACAAATTTATTTTAGACTCCATAGCCTGAGTAACTGTCCCGACTTTTAATTCATAAGATCCTTTGTGCTCGCTTGTTGCTGACCTTGACCCGTTCTGACCAATCCCGGATGCCATGAATTCAGTCAAAGTATTAAAGAACATCTCTCTATTTATAAATTCGAGAATAGCTTCTGGGGTTCCTTGAATATTCAGAGAATGCAATTTGACTTCCAGATTCTCGTCAGTTATGAAGTAAGATCCTTTCATATTCCCGATCGACTTCCCAACTTTGTGCGCGTTCGCTCTTTCCGAATCATTTATAGATTTCTTAAGTATTTTTATTTCCGGTATTCCCGCTCCTCTTTGTTGCGCTCTCGCTGTTGCTAAAAGTATGTCTTGCTTTATCCTGAACAAGTTTCTTATTGGTCTAAGCTCCGACCTCCCGCGCGGGTCTCCATACTCTGCATTATGAGAATAGAAAAATAACTTTTCTACTGGTATATCTACAAAAGAATTTATCCGGTCTTCCATTCTTTTTTCATGCGTGATTCCCGAGAACTGCATTAGATCGTTATAATGAAACTTCCATATAGTCTCGGGCTTAAAAGGAGATAGCCTTGATATTATGTTTGTTATTTTATTGTCTGGAGTATACACCCCGGATGAATAAACTTTCTCGAAGAAAGAACATCCATATTCAAGACCGAGGAAAAGATGATTAAGGAATTCCTGAAAGCCGTCATTCCCCCCGAACGAATCTGTCATAGTATCTAAAATCCAGTTTATGTAATCTACTACTTCCGGGACGACATGCGTTATTGTGTAACCAGCGCGGATGATAGGATATTTTAAAATAGAAACGGTTGTTGATTCTATGGCCCCGCCGTTTCTCATCTTTGTGTAATCTTCTAAAAGTTCTTTCCATGTGACTTTATCAAAGTCCTCGTATATTTCGCCAGCGGAAACAAACAGTCCGGGGGTGGTTTCTTTTTCATCAGGCTTGACAATATAATCTATTTTCCCATCCGAAAATTTAGTCTTCTGCTTTTTAGCTGTATTCGGTTTTTTGCCCACGTTCGGCCTCTCTATTTTCATCTATATAATAGCGCGCTTAAATAATCAAGTCTTTTTTAATACTTGTATTCATCTTCATAATCTCCCGAATCTGCATAAGACCCGGATGCTTCAAAAATCCCTGACTCCCTGATACAAGAAGCCGCTGAATCTGCCGCATCGTCCGGTTCTAATCCTTCTGCATAATCTAAAATCTGCGAAATATATTCCGGGTCAGTGTTCTCATCCCATTCTATATTCGACCAATTAACTTTTAAGTTTTGTAAAATCTTAACATGTTTATTTTCTTTTTCTGCATAAGTCCGAGTCAGCATTCCTAAATTCTCAAGGTCTCTTGCCGCATAACCTTTATCAGCATTACTTTCAAGATGTACAGTCCCGCACCTATACTTTGACCATGACTCTACCAAGTCTTTATATTTATCCATTATATGCTCGGTGAATAAAAAGCCTACTGCTTGCACTTTCCCGTCAGGCCTTTTCGCCATCATAGTGAACGCACCTGTATGACTGCCAGAATACTTAGCGTCAATATGCCCAACAGGTTGCACCCCGATATCCCACTTACAATAAACAGGTTCCTTGAATGTCTGGTCTTCTGAAGCAATGTGCCGCAACTCATAGTTAGCAGCAAACAGGGAATGAGAGGTTATTGATTTTAAATATTCAACATATTGTTTTGTAAATCTTGCAATCTTTGAATTATAAATATCGTACTTTTTAGGAGATGGAAGGATAGACCATGCATCTAAAGGATGCCAAGGCGTACCGCTGAATATGATAGGCTTTCCGGGATCTATGATGTTCGCTCTTATCTCCTGAATGAATAACTTTGTAGACTCTCTGGCAGTCTTGGAAACTCGGTCTCTGATAGTAACAAAGTCGTCAATCAATATTCTGTCAAAGTGCGTCCCGGTCATGTCCTCTCCCATAGAATAACAAGAGATAGAACCTTGAGGAGTAGAGACTTTTTTAAGACTCCATGTGATCGTATTGTTTTTATTGACTGTAAGATAATAATCAAAGCCGTATATCATTCTGAATAAAGTTTTAGCTTTATTGCTTTCTAATATTTTACCAATTACAGAGAGCACCTCAGCGGACGCGGTAAAGTCTTTTCTGATTATTGCGACCCTATCTTCAAAGTTAAACCACAACCACCATATACACCCGACAATTATAACGGATGTCGTTTTATATGATCCTCTATGAGCTTGTATACAGTTATCTTCAGGATTGAAAAAGCAGTCTTTGATCCATTCGGAATGAAGAGGAGTGAGTAGTTCATACCCGAAATAAGTACCGAGTAAATGCGGCTGGTCTATAACCTTTTCAGCAAGCTCCTTATTCGGGCTTGGCATCAGCTAGCTTGACCTTAAATAGATTTTGTATTTCGTTCTTGGCTTCCTCTGTGCTGCTGATGTCAATAGACTGCTTGCTCCCCTCAGTGGCTTCTCTGATCTCCTTTACCATCGCAACAGAAGTTCCGTCACTCCGAGATACAACTTTTTTCATCATCATATTAATCATTTTCTTTGTTGACATCTTCTTTGTCCCGCCACCTTCAGCCGGGATGTCAAATTCTTCTTCAAGGAAGTCTGCATATATTTGAGACATTAAAACTTTTTCTTTCTTCGCTTTGCCACTTGCAATCCCGCCAAGGGATGCTATCTTTCTCCTCTCTTCGATAGGCCTATCTTTTAAACTCTTTAATTTCGCCGGGTTTCCACGTTGCTTTTTCGTTGTCTGTTTATCTTCGATTGTCATGGTTATACATCCTTTATATTATACACGCCGCTAGCGATGTCGAACAGCACTGTAGATTTTAAATGGGTTTCTTTTTGTGGCTTCTTGCATCTCTTCATAAACTTCGCCTTCTCTCTGTTATTCGGGAACACGAAGGTCACTGCATAATCATTATCGTTTAAATGGTAAGATCCGTTCTCTTCATTCTGTTCTTTAGCTTTTTCTCTTTGTTCTTTTTTCATTTCCCTGAAATCTTCTTTTGTATACTCTGCCGCTTTTGTTTCTATCTCTGCTTTTGATTTTATTTTAGGTTCTCTTACTCCGAACATAATATCAAGATCAGAAGAGTCAAATCCGAAGTCAGCTTCATAATCAATAGCCGGGAACAATTCTTTTAAAGAACCGAGCATTGTCATGTCCCACTCTCCCATGACTGCCTGATTATTCAAGAGGACATTCGCTTTTACCTCATTCTCTTCAGACAGATTGACCATAGAGCAAGTAAGTTCATAATCTTTTTCGGGATATTTATTCTCTTCATCCATGATGGACAATCTCTGATGCCCCGCTACTACATTCATCGTCAATTCATTGACGATTATAGGTGTGAGAAGTCCGAGTGTTTTCATCCCTCTTTTGAGTTTCTTCCTAGCCTCAGCACCTATAGTCCGGGGGTTGTAGTCCGCCTCGTGTATAGACGATCTGCTTAGAGTCGTCATTTTAAATTTCTGCATTTTATCAATTGCCATAAAACTCCATCCTTCGCGCCATAGATTCAAGCTGTGGAAAACATTCTATAACTTTTTTATAATCTTCTGGAAAGTTATTTTTCAGCATTTCCATCCCGGTTGCATTCGGGATATAGAAATCTCTTCCGAGTCCCATCGAGTATTCTAAAGGCAGCATTAACTTATTTATTTTTATGTACGAGAATACTTGCCGAGTTGACCAGTCACCGATCGGATAAAGTTTTCCATTCCGATCATCAATTCCATGATTAAGATTAGCAAGCATCCCTCGTCTGGCCATTGAATCCTGTTTCCGTACACCTTGCATTAAATATTTAACATTAAACTTTTGTCTAATTATAGATTCTTGTTTTGATTGTGTATATGATTTTTTACCAGTTTGTAAAGCGATAGTTTTTGAATCCGGCTCTCTGATAATTTCTATTTTGTATTTGTCCTCATACCATTTTAAAATTCGTTCTTTGATTGATAATCCCGGAACAAAATAATAATGAAGTATTTTGATTTTGTCCCGCTTAAAATATGTCATAGCAAGATCGAGAGTGACGATTGAATCCTTCCCACCAGAGAACATGATGAGCAGAGGCTCATTTTTCAGAGCCTCCGCCATCAACTTTATGTTTGACATCATGTCAACCACTTACTCCTCCCCCTCTTGGGCTAGAAGGATTACTTTTTGAGTTTGGTAAATACTTAGAACCCTTGTATGCGTATTTCATTTAGAATCACCTCCTCCTCTTTCATAAAATATTATCAGAGCTTAAATAACTATCGGGTATATTGAAGTCGAATAAACGGAGTTTACCATTTACTTGTTTGATCGGATTTTTGAACATTTGAGCATCTTTCAATATCCAGTGAAATTGATCCGGTAATGCAAACGGGGATTTTGAATTCATAACAACATCAACTAACTTGACTCGTCCGATAATGCGATTAGACTGAAGATAAAAATCATTATTCTTTTTTGCGATCTTATACGCGGCCGCTTCCTGTTCTGAATTAGTTAAGCTGAATGCATGATACTCGGCTATATGATTAATTAAAGTTTCGTATTTTTCCACATACCAAGGAGTTTGTTTTGTTTTCTTTTTTTCATACTTGTTTATGTTCTCTATTACATCCGGGTAAGCTTCGAGCTCAGGCAACCAATATTGGTTATTACCAGAGGAATGAATATAAATCCACCCTCTATAATTTGTAGACCATGTACGATTTTCAACATCTTTAATTCCAGAGACGACTAGATAAGATATAGGGTTTTTAATTGAGAGTACTTTTTCTAACATCCTTTAAACCTTCCTTTTTATATATTTTTCAAATATTAAGCTTTTAGAGTATTTTGTCAATTCTTTTACATTTTACTGCTATTTTACTGCTGCTATTACTGCTGCTATTCCCCTTACTACGTAAGGGGGGAAATAGCATAGCAGTATAGCAGTAAACGCCACTGTTATAAATAGCAGTAAATAGCAGTAAAATAGCAGTATAGCAGTAAAATTTAATCAATTTCGGCCTCGTTATCGTCTAAGAATCCTTTTTCCATTATGATCTTAATATCAAAATGTTTATCCGGGTGTATCGAAAACAGATTTTTTATACCAGATTTTTCTTTTATCAGCAATCCTTTTGAGGTTAATATGTCTAAATGAGACCGGATAGTCGCAAACAATCCTTTAACTGAATCCGTTACCGCCTGACTTCCTGACTTCGGGTTATTAGTTAAGAACTTAAAAATATCAATATCCACTTTTGAAAATTGTTTAGTGATTTTCTTTTCAACCGCACTTTCAGAGTGGACGAGTTTAAAATCGCATTCAGTGAAAATCATTTCAGCATTAAACGATGTCGGCTCGCCGTCTCTGACTTTTGTAGTCTCAAACTTTATGATGTCGCTTTCTGGTTTACGGTGTATTTCTACCATCAAGTCGCAAGCTCCTTTGATAGCACTTGATCCGCGATAAGTTCCTTGAGCCTTATCTTTCCCCGGCTTAGTTTTATGGTGTATGATTAAAAAACTGCATCCTGTACGCTCTATTATTTTCTTGATAGCATTAAGCGGGTGCACCATATCTTTAGAATCATTTTCATTCGCTCCGGGTATAACATCCATCAGAGCATCAATGACCACAAAGTTAATATTTTTTTCAATAATGATTTGTTCTATCTCATGCAAATCAAGGGCAGACTGAATATCAGTAGACTGCATTGTGAAATAAAATACAGGGATAGAACTATCTCCACCATGTCCAAGGGCTACTTTCTTTAACCGGGTAGCCAGACGATGATCTCCAGATTCTTCATCAATTATCAATACCGGACTTTGTTCAACTTCCATACCAATCCAAGGAAGACCAAGAGCAATAGAAACAGCCAAGTCAAGAGAGGCCCATGTCTTACCGCCACCCGCATCACCAGCAATGATTGATAAACCACCTTTGACGAATAAATCTTTAACGATCCATTCAATCGGCGGACGATCCATAAAGATATGAGAACCATCTTTTAATTCAAATCTT